TTTAAATAAGATTTTAGAGCCTGTTCTTTTATTTATGATTTCGTCTTTAGTAATATAAAAATCGTGGCTTAAATCAGCTGTTTCAATCTTGTCAATAAATTCAGGAATAATAGAAACGTGGGCGGAAGTCAAAGTATAACGTGTAAACAAAATAACATGTCCTACTTCGTATGTAAGCAATAGCAAAAAGGAGTTAAGAGAATATGATTTCCCTGAACCCCTTCCACCTGTAATTACAAAGTATCTACTATCTGAACCTAATAGACTATATTTATTATTTAAAGTAATCACTTATATACATTTCTTTAATTGCATATTCATTTTTTAAAATATCATAAACGTGAAACATATCATCTTTTGATTCTTTTAATATTTCTTTCAACTCATCTAAAGAATCTATACTACAAACAAAATCTTCCATTCCACCGCATGGGTAATATGTGTTATAAGTAAAAATTAAATATCTTCCCATAGTTTATTTTTTATCTAATTTAAATATATCTTTTATATTGAAATCGTTTAAATTGTGAGTTGTTTCAATTGTTTCTTTTGGTTTGCCACAACCATACTCAATTAACAATTTAGCCGCTGCAATTCTATCACGTGAATTTTCATCACTATTAATCATAATAGAAGCTAATACTGCAAATGAATTTTCTACGTGTGGACTTGCTAAATCAACGCCTTTCAATTCGTTTTTAAGTGAAGGTCTACCAGCTTTTCCTGCTGTACTATGTCCGCCGTTGTTTTTTCTATTATCCATAATTAATATAAATTAATTAGTTAATTTGAGTAGTATAAACTTTTTCGATTTCGTTTATCATATCACGCCAACAACTTCCGCAAGTTGAACCACGATAAGGAGTATTGAAAACTCTTTCGTAAATTGCTTTTAATTGTTCTTGCATTTTTATTGTAAGTTGATTTGGTTTGTTTGGTAAAAAGTCTTGTAACCAAAGTAAATCCGTTTCGTTTATGCAACTTACTTTTTTATAAGTCCATAGTTTATTAAGTTCTTCTTTACGTTCTTCGCATCCGCAATCAATCCCTGTTACTTCTGAAATCTTATCTACAACTGCTTTTATACCTGTTGCTGTTGTGATTTGTTCTATTGTGTCGCCAAGTCCTTTGGCTTTTCTACCTCTTGCCATATATTTTTTATTTTAATCGTTATATTTTTCGTAATTATTATAAACAAAATTTCTTTCAACATAATTTAAACTTAACATCAATGTTAATGCAATTATGCTTTTAATTCTTGTATCATCGCAAATATCGTATTTATATTTATTATTTATTGCTTCTGAAATACAATACTTAATATTTTTATCTTCTAAATTTCCATCATCAAAAACAATATGACCATAACCTCCTACAGAACCATCTTCACTATCGTATAGTTCTTTTACTGCTTTACAACAATTTATAATATTTTTACTTATCATATTTTTTATTTTAAATTATTATAATCTTCTTGAAATAACTCCCTTAATTTTTTCTTATGTGCTTTTAGTGAGTGAAATATACTCGTTTTACTTATCTTTGTTTCGTTTGCTAATTCTTGCATACTTAAACCGCTATCTCTATAAATCGTGAATAATTTTTTATCGTATGCATCCCAACTATTTACTTCTGCTTCGCATTTGGTTCTAAACTTATACCAATCAATTTCTTCTTCTTCGTTAAATTCATCTACTATTAAATATTCTTCATCAATATCACCTTCATAATAAAAAGATTCAATTTTTTGCTTTTTTAAAAAGTGCCTAATAAATACGGAACGAATACAAACAAACACATAACTTTTATTTAAAATGTCGTTTGTAAAGCATTTGTCATAACTCGAATACAAGTGCATTTTTATATAAGTTTCTTGTACTATGTCCTCTGCATCTTGTTTAGAGAATACAGAAGCCATTTTAATAAGCTCTTTATGATACTTGTATAGTTCGTTTAACATATTTAATAATAACCGCTTAAAACTAACAAAAAAGCGGTTTACAAGCCATTATAAGAACGTGAAAGTTTTTGTAAATATACAAATTTATTTAATATACAATAATATTTTTTCATAATTCACATCAACATATGTGCCATCATCTAAATATCGTATTGTTGCAATAAAATTATTTGTTTCTTTTTTAACTCCTGACAAATAACATTTACGCCCTGACTTACTTAAAAATTCGATTGCTCCTGTTGGAACTTCAAATCCATTTTCGATTCTTTGAACTCCTGCTCGTAATCTTGCCATACTTTTACTTTTATGTTATTACTTTGTAATTCCTTTATTCTAAATTTCTGAACTTCTGAAAGTCTGCCATTTGGTCTTTTTACTTCTATAAAAAAAGTTTCGTTTTCTTTAATAGCTATTAAGTCAGGAATTCCATTTTTATTTGTTTTTATTAATTTAAGAACGTAATAACCTTCTGCTTCTAATTTCTTTATAATCTTGCTTTGAATCTTGCACTCTAAAGTCTTTTTTAAAGGTGTCATTTGTATAGTCTTTTTTGTTTTGTACTGCTTTATAAATTTTCTTTTCAATCCCATTCTTTGCAAATATCCAATAAATTGTATTTTCTTTTCGTTGCATAGTTGTTAGCCTATCCCTTGCCTGAAAGTAACTAACTGCACTAAAATCAATATTCATAAATATTAAATAATCTGCCTTTGATAAACTAATACCTTCACGACCTGAAACTATTTGAAGTGCTATATTTTTATCGGTAGTATTGAATTCGTTTAAATCCGTTGTTAGTTCGTTTCCAAATACTGATTTAAGCATTTCAAGTTCAGCAACAAATTTATAAAATATTCCTATTTTTTTACCTTTAAATTCGTGTTTTATAAAACACGCTTTCGTGTCGTCAATAACACGATAAGAACCATCTTCAAACTTTATAGTTCCGCTAAATAGTTGGTGTGTCTTTTGTTGTAGCTTAACGCCTGTATCTGCTAATACTTGCTTATTATCTTTACTAATTAAAACTAAATCTTTTTGTAATTTCTTTACAAGTTCGTAGGTAATAGGTTTCATTTCGCACTCTAAAACAATTTCGTTTATAGAGGTTGTAAACCCAGCTTGTTGTTGTGTGTATGTTAGAATATTATATCTAATCAAATGCCAAAAGTCTTTTTTTCTTGCTTCTGAATAATCATTTACTTTTGCATATCCTAAATTCCTTTGCTTAATATCTACATATTTATTCGCCCACTTATAAAAGTTTGCAAATTCTTTAAAAGGATTGTTATTTGAAAGTGTAAACAAATGATAATATTGTGAGTAACTTTCAGGCGTTGGAGTTCCGCTTAACATTATCATAGGAATGTTGCCAAAACGTTGCTTAATATCTTTGTGGTATTTACTTGGCTTTGGGTATGAACTATATCCATGAACCTCATCAATTATAACTACATCAAAATCGTTAGTTTCTACTTTATGTAATGATTCACGATTTATAATAGTCAAGTTATAAGTATAACCAAAGTTTTTATAATCGGATTCAATAGAAGAAAACGCTTTAATTTTAGTTATAAATAAAACACGATTAGCGTTTACTTTTTTGCAAGTTTCGAGAGCTGTTATTGTTTTTCCTGTTCTCACTTCCATAAATAGACATACTAACTTTTTACGATGCAACGTTTCTGCTGCATCGTTTGAAAGTCTTTCTTGGTAGTAACGTAGTTTAAAAATCGATTCCATCATCTTCAATATTATTTTCGTTACCCAACATAAACCATCTGAAACCATTTGTATTTCCATCTGTATATTCAACATTTATAAAAGAGCAATATTTTTGAACCCAAATATTAAATTTCTTACGGCTTAACCATTTTTTGAAATCTTGATATTCTTCAGTAAATTTAGTAAAATATTGAACTTTATCATTTCTAATACCCATAGGACAATTTTCATTGTCTTTAACCCATTCGTAAAACTCCATTGAAGTTTCCGCAATAAACTTACGCATTTTAAGATTTTTAGCATTTTGTTTTACAAGTCCATTTTTTAAATATGCCTGTAAACAATATACCATATAATTATCAAACTTCTCAAATTCTGATAAATCCCAGTCATCAAATAATTGCTTACCAAATTCATCATAAGGCGTTAAGTTTTTCCCGTAGTATTGTGCAATTTCTAACTCAAACCTTCTTCTATCGTGTGAGTTACCCTCGCCACGAATTGCATAATTTGTACTTATAACTAATTTTGGACTATCCTCAACCTTTAAACGAATTGCATCTTTATTTTTACGCTCTAAAGTCATTCCTTCAGTTACCAAACTAAACTTACTTTCAAAGTCAAAGTTTTGTTTAACATCATCAAAAACCAATACTTGCGTTTCAGTTGATACGGTTTGATAAGGAAAACTTTTTTTATCATCAAAACTTTTACCATCTAAAATCGATACCCTTCTTATTTGTCTTAACCCTTGAACAAATAAACCTTTTCCAGTTCCGCCTTCAGGATTTTCAGATATAACCTCATCATTTAAAATGACTGCACGATTATTCATTTTATTTTTATAATTGCTTAAAAGGTACCCTATAACGCATTCAATAGCTATTGGTTCATTATTTGATATATTATTTATAAATACTTTATATTCGTTTTCAAAATTTTCTAATGTATTCCAATTTCTTTGAATAATTTGACTATCCCAAACGTAACCTTCAACATCAATATAATCAATTAGTTTAACATCGTTTTTAGTTACTTCTAAAATACCATTTTGAAAAGCTAAATAAGAAGTTGTTTTAGTATCCTTCAACATCATAAGTTCAACTGTTTCCAACATAGACAAAAGGTTTTCAGAAAACAAATTTTGAAAAGATGCACAATATTTCCAAACATCTATTTCTTGCCTTTCAATTAAATAGTTTAAAACAAAGTCTTTTATCTTTTCTGCTGATGTTTCAATTACTTTATTTGATTGAATAAAAAGCCAGTTTGGTTTTTGTGATTCTGAAGGAAAATGTTTTTTAAATCCGTTACGCTCCAAAAATAACTTGTATTTTAATAAATCAATTTGTATTTTATTTTTATCATTTAAAAACCAAAAGTCTTCGTGTTCTAATGCTTCCTTTATTTCATTGAAAGTATCCTCCGATATACTATGCTTTTGTAATACTTCTTTTTTACCTTTCTTTAAATCAGTTTTAATACTATCAATCCTTTGGTAATCTTCAAAATATTTACTATCAAAGTTTCTTTTACGATATGCACTCTTAATAGTTGTTTTTGCTTCTGTTTCTGAAAAATCTCCTATTACAACATTATTTAAAATATATCCTTCTGCCATATTTTGACTAACTCCATACTCACAAAATGCACCAGCCAAATCAAATATAAAAGAATTTCGCTCTCCTTCTCTAAAATCTTTTGACCAATTCCAATCCATTATTTTAGATATAATTTTATCCTCATCTGTAATTGGTATTAAAGGCACACGTTCAGATAAAGAAAAACCTTCTTCTTTTAATATTGGTTCAAAGATATCAGCTTCTAAATTAACAAATATATTTGGGTCGTAAGATTCAAAACAAACCCTATCTATATTTGAATTAACAATATCAAAATAATCATAATCAAATTGTTTTTGAAACTCTTTAAATACTTTAGGGTGTGTTTCTTTTGTTAATTCATTACTTACCTTTATTACTCCTTTAATACCATTTCCTGAAGGACTAATAAAAAGAAGTACAAAGTGTTTATTTTGTTTTAATAATTCCAAATGGTCAAACATTACCTTTTCATTTGGATATTTATCAAAATCTAAAACCATTAAACCTGAATGCTCTTTTAATGAATTAGAGTTCCGTTCATTAAAAATACCTGAAAATAAAATACAAGGTAATTTGTTTTTATTTTCTTTTGCTCCATTTCTAATGCTTTCTACTAATTCTTTAGAAGTTCCCTGTTTTATTCTTTTGATAATCTTTTCTATTGGAACGTGAAAAGGTACGTCTTTTGACTTATACAAGTCTTTAAATACTGATACTACCATAAATTTTATAAAAAGAGAAAACCCATCAAAGGCTCAACTCTTTAATGGGTTTCTCGGTTACGTTAAAAATTAACGTTAAACTTTTGAATGTAGGTTGAGCGTCTACAAATGCAAATATATAAATAATATTTTAATATAAAAAATTTATTTCGCAACACATTTTTACTTTTTTTTACCCAAAAGTACCCCCCCTATAAATATTTTTTTTTACTTCTATAAAGGGTATATAGAAAAGGCTAAAATGTTTTTTAAATGTGTGCTAAAAACATAAAAAAACCCACTATAAAGTGGGTTTAATTAGTTGTGTGTGTTTAGAAGTCTAAATCTTCTTCGTCTTGCATATCATTAAAATTTTGAGATGCATCCCCATTTAGTATAACAGATGGCTCTGCTTTTACTAAATACGTTTTTAAATACGTTTCTAATACATTAAAAGCTTCGTCTGCTAAATCTGCTTCAGTATCTGAAATTGAACGCTCAAATTTAAAGTCAGGCGTATAGAATTTAACTGCACCCTTTTTGCCATCAACTACGCTTTCAACAATTACCCACTCATCAGGAAGTCTTTGTCTTGTTTTAGCTGTAAATTCGCCCCACTTTTGAACTGCTGCACCTTTTAACTGAATGTTTGCAAGTGAACCATCTTCTAACATAATGTAAATAGATTTTACATAATGTCCTCCAGCAGCTTGAACTTTCTCTTTAATATCTTTATAAAGTCCTTTTGCAATTTCATTACCTTTAAAAGGTTTAACAGTCATTGGCTCTTTAGAAATAAATTTAACTTCGTTTGAAAAAATACCACTTGAAGTTGCATCATTCCAACCTTTAATTGCGTGAAGTTCGTCTAATACTAAAAATTTAAAAGGTAGCGGAACTAAAACATTTTCTTGTTTTTCTTTATCGTAGTAAGAAAAACATTTGTCATTTGATTTCCAATCAAAGAATTTAGTTGCTGGATTGCTTTGTGGTTGAGAAAATGCCCCACGTCTGTTTGAAGTACTCATAATATTTATTTATTTATGGTCTGAAATTAAGATGCTCAAACCTTGCATCGGTT